CGACAGAGTGACAAGGCATCCACCAATTTGTCCAAATACTCCGTTGTGTCGGCACCCATTAACTCCTTGATTTCTGTCGTGCGAATTGCTGGTGTTAAAGCCTCGAGTGTCTCATTGGCAACTCCGTCTATCGCTGTTGGAGGCTTTGCCAAAGGGATACTATAAGGATCCATGAGAAGTGTACTGATCTTGGGATCAGGATTGTATATGTCATTTCGCGACATCTGAGCAATCATGCGGTTGAATAACCGTGATGAGGATCTGTGGCCAAGCATACTCATTGAGGCGAGTGACTTTGACAGAGGATCCGAGCCTCCTTTGTACGTGAACCCGAGGAATGGAAGCACAGGGAAACCACCAGCTTCGGATGGCAACGTGAGTATGTACTGCATGAAGTCAGGGAATCTGTCTTTCAAGAGATCACGGCAGTGTTTGATCTGCCTGCCGTATGGTCCACGGCCCTTCGATATACGGTACAGATACATGGCTCCATGCAAACATGCGAGATAATAACTACTCATTGGGATATTGCTCTTTTCAGCTCCCGCGACAGCTGTTGCAAAAATAGCACCAAGATTCGTCCGAATTGACGGGAAGATTTGTGAGCTGTGAGGGAACAGTCTTGAGTGGAATTTCAGGGACGTCGGTCGATACACACCGTTCACGTATATGTCCTTTGAGTACGTGATGACGCTCGTCGATTCAAGACATTCCTCCGGTTTGACCTCCTGGTTAACAGATGCACATGTGCGAGCAACTCGTAGTGTCACCTCCTCTCGTAATTCGGTGAGCACGTCGTAGGCACTCCTTGAAGGATCTTTGCTGGTAGTGATAGACAAGATCTGGTTGTCTCCCTGGCCGATGAGAACATAGCTAATAGGCAGCGGTGAAACAGCAATTGCGACCATACTGTAAGTACAAATTGTCCAAAGTTTCTGGCAAATTCCTTCGAACCCACCCAGATGATTATACCACAGTAAGTCACTTTCCGGCGGGTTCGGATTGTCAATTCCTACAGGCTCAAGTTCTTGAACACGGACAAGGATTAGTGACTTGGCAAAGAACTCATGCACGAAATCGAATATTCCCGTAACGCCGAACATGTCATTGAGTGTCCTCGCGACCGGGTTCACAGCCATTGCACGCCAGCGAAGGTTCCAACGACTGAGATCAATTTCCAGAAACATTCTTAGCGAGTGAGTGGCTGTATGCGGTTTGGTCATCTCAAGGAACTGCCTCGATATCGCAACTTTGCTTTTGGTCATAGTTTGCTGTGGTAAGTACGGAAAGATTTTGTCGGCAAGGTTTGCTTCTGTGAGTGCAAAGAAAACTCGTATCTCAAGCACCAACATGCTGAACATTCGCGGGGCGATTTTGAATTCCCTTTCTTTCGGGTGAAGCGAGACAATGAACCAGTCAAATGGAACCTCCCTCCTTACGATGAGTGAAACAATTGCCTTGACATCAAATGTGC